GTTCGGAACTGGCGCGATGCTTTGCTAGCATGGTGGGGTTGCGCGCACGACGCGGAGCATATTCCTCGGTAGCTCAATTGGCAGAGCAATCGGCTGTTAACCGATAGGTTCTTGGTTCGAGTCCAAGCCGGGGAGCGGATCGGGAGCCCCACCATCGTGTGGGGCTTCTCCCGTTTCCAGCCACTTGCGCGGAACTCCCGTGGCCATCTGCCACAGGTTGAGTTCCTTGACGCCCGGAGTCTTCACGCCTGCCTCGATGTAAGAGATGGTGCGCCGGCTAATGCCTGTGCGCTCGGCCATCTGAGCTTGCGTCAGATCGACCGACTCGCGTGCCTTCCTGAACCGGTCGGAGACATCCCACTGAGGGATGCGACCGGGGATCATGTGCAGTGACATGCGCGCAAGGTTACACACAAGGTAGAAGGTTGCGCAAGGTTGCACGGCGCGTGAGATTGCGCGTCGTGCGCATTTGTGCAACCCTGCACGTATGGCAGACCCGATCACCTCTCGCGACGTAGCGAAGATCACCGGCGCAACACAGTCCACCGTAAACCGCTGGGTCAAGGCCGGGCTACTGAAACCGATCTTCGAGATGCCCGGATACCGCGGCGCGCGCTTGTTCGACCCTGACGACGTGCAGCAGCTCGCACGGGAGCGGGCCAATGCATGAGCACGTATTCGACCCGACCAGCGGGTGGTGCGCGTTCTGCACCGTCCGCGACGACGGCCGGCACCTCTGGCACGGCGCACCCGTCCGACCGACACAACTCCAGCAGGAGGAACAGCATGCCTGACCTGGACATCGAGCGCATCGCCACATCGAACGTCCTGTTCGAGATGGCCGACCGCTTCGCCACCGAATCCACACTGTGGGCCGAACGTGACGCAGTGCGCAACCTCACCCGCACCGCTCGGCACCTCTCGCAGCTCGCACGGCAGACGCTCACGGGCGGGGATCCCGACATCGCCACCGCGTACGCCGACGCCGCCGACCTGCTCATCCGCAACATCGAGGGTGCGCGCCGGTTCCTGCACTGCCTCGACACACCGCCCATCGTTCGGAGGCCGCAGTGATCTATCCCGACTACATCTCGCCCGATGTCGCCTTCGTCCTCGGGCTCGGCCTCGCCGTCGTCTGGGCGGGCCTGGAGCGGCGTGCCGTCGTCGCCGCTCGACGCACGGCCCGCTACTGGTCGCTCGACTGCCGAGACGGCCAGCACCGGGCCTGCTCGACATGCAACTGCAGGTGCCACGGTGACCGCTAAGCATCGCGATCCGGAGTACCGGAAGAACGCGCGCATAGTCCGTCAGCAGGTCACCCGTGCCCGTGCCCTCGGTAACGAGGTCGTCTGTGGGCGGTGCGGCATGCCGATCGATCCCGAGCAGAGCTACGACGTGGGCCACATCGACGCCCTCGGCGGGCACGGGCGCGAGAACCTCGCACCGGAGCACCGATACAAGTCGGGCCGGTGTCAGGGCAACCGTGCGCACGGTGGGCGGCTCGGGCAAGCACGTCAGTCGGCACGCCTCGCACAGTCGAAGGGGTTGCTTCCGTGGTGATGATCGTATGAGCCTTGAAGCATATATCTGGGCCGCTAACCTCCCGCTCACGCGCTGCAACGGCACACCGTTCCGCGTGCTCCTCCAGCTCGCCGACCGCGCCGACAAGCTCGGTTACGGCGCATACCCGAACGTGTCCACCATCGCCGACACACTCGAATGCTCCGAGCGCACCGTGCAGCGCGCGCTCCGTGAGCTGCGCATCGCGGGCCTCATCCGTGAGGGCGATCAGCGCTACGTCGAGCACCTCGATCCGCGCTACCGCCCGACCGTGTACGACGTGCTCACCACGGCCCTCGTGATGACTGAATCTAGGGGTGACAGGTGTGTCACCCCTAGCCGATCCAGGGGTGACAGATCCGGGCGTCCAGGGGTGACAACTGCTGTCGCACATAGAACCGTCCAAGAACCTACCTACCAAGACACTCCTAGAAATCTCTACTTGGTAACCGCGCGAGAAAGCGAAGAACGATGAATGAATCTATGACCGAACGGCAGGCAGCGGCGTGGCCTGGTGCGGTCGCTGAGGCGCAGTTGTACGTCGAGACGAGCACTGTCCCGCTGGACCTGGATGACCATTACTGGCGCGTGCGCTGGGACGACGAGATCCGGCCGGGTCGAGGTCGGACGATGTGGGCAACGTGGAGCGATGGCGAGTACTTCATCGAGATCTGGATGGACGTCTACGGGAGCCCGCGTGTTGCAGTCGCCTCGCTCATCTGGATGCACAACGGAAGCGACGAGGAATGCGACTGCGAGCCGTGTGTCGATGAGCGTGAGTCGGACTCGCAGTGAGCCTCCCTCTCTTCGACATGGACGCGGCGTGGATCGTCGGGCGCTGCGCTGTCGTGGCCGGCTACTACGAGTGCTCGCTTCCTGCCGATCACGACGGCGAGCACCGGGGGCACGTGAGCCACGATCTCACCCGCGCTTACGTCGTGATCGAGCCGGTTTTTTTTGGTGCGGCGCTCGCACCCCCGCCTACGGCTCTACAGCGACATCCCCCCCTGAACCCGTGACCATCCGCCGCTATCTGGAAACGTGACCATGACACCGATTAGCCCCACCCTCGATGACCTGCTCCGCGAGGAGAACTGGCTCGAATGGCGTGCGCACGCCGAGGCGGTGCCCGCCGTTCGGCTCACCGAGATGGTGACCACCGACCAGTCGCGCGCCGAGTTCGTGGAGGGCGCGCGCCTGCTGCGCCTCGACCAGAAGGTGCGGGCCGGCGACGGCGGCACCGGCCCGTCGCCCGAGCAGCTCCTCATCGCCGACGTGCTCAACGCCGGCCGGTTCATCACGGCCATCTGTGACCCCCGCCGCTCCACGAAGACCACGAGCGTGCAAGCCGTGGTGCTCGGCCGGTGCACGCTGCGCGAGGACTACCAGGTGGGCTGGACGATGTGCACGACCGGCGCGAAGGCGTCCGAGCGGTTCCGCAAGGACATCGTGGCGCCCATCATGCGGCTGTACCCGAACCCCAAGGACATGCCGTTCTCGATCAACCTCGGCAAGGGCTCCGAGGCGATCTCGTGGCCCAACGGCTCGTTCTTCAACGTGTACTCGCCCAACGGCGACGGCTTCCGCTCGGGCGGCTTCGACATGGGCGTGGCCGACGAGGGCGGCGAGGCCGACGTGGAGCTCTCCGACGACATCACCGTGGCCGTGCTCCCGACGATGGACACCAAGCCTGGCGCGCAGTTCGTCATCCCCGGCACCGCCGCGAAGTTCCGCGACGGCAACCTGCTGTGGGACAACCTGAACGACCCCGACGCCGGGGTGGTGTGGCGCGGCATCCCCGAGTCCACCGACCCCGAGGAGCTGGAGGACTGGGAGTCGAGCGAGGACCACCCTCGCGCCCGCATGCGCGAGCTGATCGAGCGGGCGCACCCCGGCGTCGGCTGGACCACGCCCATCGAGGCCGTCGAGCGCAACTTCCGCAAGTTCGGGCGCACGCAGTTCCTCGCCGAGTACGGCGGCATGTTCGGCAGCGAGGGCGTCTCGACGGGCCTGATCTCGGCCGCGCTGCGCGAGCGCGCCGCGCTGTCGGTCAAGATGCCGCCCGCTCCCGAGAACTTCACGCTCGCGATCTCGGTGCACCCTGACGGCCTGTGGGCCTCGGTGGGCGTGGCGTGGCGCTACGAGGAGCAGGAGGATCTCGCGTCGACCGCCTGGAAGCTCGACGGGCAGCGCGACGACGCCCGCCCGCCTCGCACCGCCATCGGCCTGCTGCACCATCAGTCGGGCGTGCAGGGCTTCGCGATGAAGGTGCTCACCCTCGCGCGCAAGTACCGCGTCCCGGTGATCTTCGACCAGCTCTCGCAGGCCGTGGGCGTCGAGGTGGAGACGCTCTCGCGCGCCACCCCCCGGCCCGCGCTCACGCCGGCCACCACGAGCGACGTTCGCCGAGCTGCGACGAAGACGCTCCAGGGCTTCGAGCAGGGCTCGCTCGTGTACTTCCGCGAGCAGGGACCGCTAGAGAACGCGCTGGAGTACGCCGTCAAGCGTCCCATCGGGACGGCGGGCGGCTTCGGCTTCGGACGCCGGAAGGACCACTACGAGGACGACATCACGCCCGTCGAGGCGTGCTCGCTCGCGCTGCACTTCCTGGACTCCACGACGACGAAGATCAGCCCTCGGGACGCATTCCAGTTCGAGTGACGCCCCGGCGTGTCGTTGCGCGTAGATGCGCAAATGCGCAATGATGCACACGTGGGAATCTTCGGGCGGCGGATCGCCGACGCATACAAGCCGGCACCGTCCGTCCCCATCGCCGTTGCCTCGCCGTGGCAGCCGACCGATGTGATGACACAGATCACGGTCGACCAGCTCATCGCCTCCGAGATGCGAGAGACGGGGCTCGTGCCGGTCACCCGCGACACGGCCCTGCGCGTCCCGGCGATCAAGCGTGCGCACGGCATCCACTGCACACTCTTCGCGCAGACTCCCTTCCGGCTGACCGATGCGAAGGGTGTCCCCACGGATGACCAGCCGGAATGGCTGGGCAACTCGCGCAGCGGCGTCTCGCCCTATCACCGAAAGTACGGCATCGCCTCCGATCTGTTCTTCAACGGGTGGGCCGCGGTCGGTTTCACCAGCGACATGTCCGATGCGCTGCACATTCCCTTCGGCGCCTGGAGCGCGAGCGCGGACGGACGCACCATCGAAGTCGAGAACGGGATCGTTCCCCCGGCGTACCGCGCTCGCGTCGTGGCGATCCCGCTGGGCTACGGCGAGAACGGGCTCTTGATCGATGGCGTGGACACCGTGCGTCAGGCGCGGCTCATCGAGAACGCCTACATGGACCGTCTGGAGAACCCTGTACCCCTGACGTTCCTCGGCATCCCGAAGGATGTGTGGGAGAGCTGGTCCCCCGAGGAGCGCAAGGAGTACCGGGACCAGTACGTCGAAGGACGGAAAGCCGCTAACGGCTCGGTCGCGCTAAAGGTTGCCGAGTTCCCGGTCGAGTTCCCCGGCATGAACGGCGAAGTGGACCTGTTCGAGTCGGGCCGGAACGCTGTACGCCTCGACATCGCGAACCACACCGGCACCGAAGCGGGACTGCTCGAAGGCATGAAGCAGGGCGGCAGCGGCGGTTCCGAGATCAGCTACAGCGGCGTAGCCAACGGCGTCAGCCGCAATGAGTTCTGGGACTACAGCGCGGCTAAGCGATTCGTTCTCGCGTTCGAGGCGCGCATGAGCCTCGATGACGTGAGCCCTGCCGACCACGCCATCCGTGGCGATCTCACCAGCTACATCACCAGCCCCACACCGACCAGCAACCCCGCGAGCGAGGCCTGACCAATGGATGCAGTCATCATCGACGCCGGAACACTTGAGTTCTCGGAGGAGGATCTCACCGCGACCGGACTCCTCGTCCCCTACGGGGTCAAGGCGCGGTCCAACCTCGGTGAGTTCGAGGTGACACCCGGCGCGTTCGAGATCCCCGAGGACGTACTGGGGAGCGCGCTCAACGTCGAGCACAAGCGCGAGGAGGTCGTCGGTGGGCTGTCCCGTGTCTGGGAGCAGCCAGATGCCGGTCTGTTCGCATCGTTCAAGTTCCGCAACGACGACCGCGGCCGCAAGGCCTTCGAGGACGCCCGCAACGGCAAGCGCAAGAACCTGTCGGTCGAAGCTGCCGAGGTCAAGATCAGCGGAGGGCGCGCCATCTCCGGCCGCGTCTTCGGAGCCGCCCTCGTAGAGCGGCCGGCCTTCGCAGGCGCAACGCTCCTCGCCGCCGAGGACACCGAAGCTGTGCAGCTCGATTCCACCCTCGGGCCAGACGAGGACGGTCACCTGTCGGTGCTCTCCACCTCGCTCCCGGTCGACATCACCGTGAGCACGCCCGAAGGCGAGCAAGCGACCTACGCCCCCGAAGCCACCCCGGCAGAGGACAACCAAGAAGGAGGGTCCATTGTGACCGCAACCGCAATCGAGCCGGGGCAGTCTCCGGCCGCCACCCCTGCCGTTCCGAGCACCCTGCTCGCGTCGGCGCCCACCACCCCCGTGGATGGGATCACGAAGGCCTACGAGCTGGGCACGATCTTCGCCGCCATGGCGACCTTGAAGACCCCCGGCTCGCTCGACGGTGACTACGCCGCCGCGCAGACGCTCCTCGCGGAGCTGGCCGACATCAAGGTCAACGCCACGGGCGGACTCACCACCCCCGCGAGCGGTGTCATCCAGCCCGCATGGGTGGGCAAGGTCTGGCAGGGCAAGAAGTACGAGCGGCGGTTCATCGACCTCGCCACGCACCTCTACGGAGGCATCAACGTCTCCGGTCGCAAGGGCTTCAAGATCGACCAGGGCACCGCCCTCGTGCAGCGTTGGGGCGGCAACAAGTCCAACATGCCGACCGGCACCGCGAGCACGTCGACTATCGCCGCCACCCGCCGCGCCTACGGCTACGCCGCCGACATCGCACGGGAGTTCTGGGACCTCGAAGGCGGACAGGAGGTCATCGAAGCATTCATCCAGGGCGTCGTCGACTCCTACGCCAAGATCACCGACCTCGACGCCCTGACCGACATCATCGGCCTCGGCTCCGGATCGGTCAACGCCAACGGCGTCATCAGCGCGGACGGATCGCGCATCCTCGAAGCCGACACGGAGGACTACCCCGAGGAGTACTCCACCGCAATGGGCATGGTGATCGACGGCATCGACGCCGTCACCGACGCTGACGACGACCCCGGATTCGTGCTCGTCAACCGGGCCGCGTGGCGTCAGCTGCGCTTTACCCCGAAGGACCAGGTGCCCGAGTACGTTTCCTTCGCCGTCAAGGGCACCGGAGACGCGACCGCTGACACGGTGGTCGTCAAGCGTGCGCCCGACGCGGCGTTCGACGCGGCCGGCTTCGACAACACCGCCCCGGCTGTGGTCAGCTCCGCGAAGACCGCCATCGAGTTCCGCGAGCAGGGCGAAACGCCCATCCGCCTCGACGCGCTCGACATCGCACGCGGCGGCATCGACAAGGCCATCGTCGGGTACCTGGAGACGTTCCCGGTCCGCCCCGAGGCCGTCATCGCCTTCGGCACCCCCAAGGCCGCTGGCTGACCGGCACGGGGGCGTAGGAAATGGAGTGGTACAGCGTCAAAGACGAGGCCGAGCAGACTCGGCTCCTCGCGGCGTGGCCTGACGCGCCACTGACGAACCTGGAGGCGTGCGGCATGCTCCTCGATGTCGCCCGTGAGCAGGTTCTCGCCTACGCTCCCGCCCCCACCGGTGGCGTGGTGGTCGAGGACGGGTATATCACCCCCGCGACCACCACGCCGACCCGGTACGTGTACGCGCAGCTCCAGCAGGCCATCAACCTCTGGAATGCCGGCCGCGTGTCCTCGACCGGCGACATCGGCGGCGAGGGTTTCAGCTTCACCCCGCGCCCGCTCGATAAGACCATCAAGGGCATCATCCGCCCGGTGGACGGTAAGCCTCATGTCCTCTAGCCGCGAGCGTCTCGCCGCGCTCATCGAGCCGATGCTCCCCGAGGCGTGGCGGGGGCGCATCGAGAAGTACACCGTCCGCAACATCGGCACCCTCTCGCAGCCTGCCGTGTTCATCGACTACACGACCATGAGCCACGAGCAGATGCCCGCAGGCGCACTCATCGACGGGCACGAGATCGCGCTTGTGTCCCACCTCACCGACTATGCGAAGGCCGAAGACGACCTCGACCCCACCGCCCGCACCCTCGTCCGAGGGCTCGACACGTCGGTCGAGGTCGCGTGGTCGCGCGCCGAGAAGCGCGGCGTCGGCGACTACCTCGCGTGGATCATCACCGTCCAACTCATCAGCACCGAAGAACAGGAGTAGCCATCATGGCGAAGATCGCAGCCAAGCCCGTGCTTTTCAAGGCCCCCGTATCGGTGGGTGACGACGAGTACACCGCCCACCTCAATCAGGCGCAGTTCGAGCCGACGCAGCCGACCTCGACGTGGACCGACCTCGACGGCAAGTCGACCAACTTCGGCGGTGACTCCTCGTGGACGCTACAGCTCGCGGGCGCGCAGGACTGGGAGACGGTCAACAGCCTGTCGCACTTCCTGATCGAGCACGAGGGCGAGGAGATCGAGGTCACCATCGACGTGCCCGGTGGCACGTGGGCCGGCACGGTCATCGCCGCCGCTGTCACCATCGGCGGCACCATCAACACCCCCGCCGCGTTCTCGAAGACGCTCCAGGTCAACGGCAAGCCCGAATTCACGCCCGGCGCCTGACATGCGCATCTCACTCCTCATCGACTCCCCGCTGGCCGTGCTCATGCACGCCATGCGGGGGCTCGATGCGGACGTGCGCAAGCAGATCGCGCAGCACACCAAGGGCAACGCAGAGCCGATCTGGAAGGACACCACCCGCGAGCAGGCGGGCACCCGCCTCCAGTCCCGTCTCGCGCAGTCCGCTCGTGTCGGTGTGACGCAGCAGAACGTGTTCCTCCGGGCCGGTGCGGTCGGTCGGCTGTCGTCGGGCACGGCGATCTCGGACCTCGCGCAGGCCATCGAGTGGGGCGCGAACCCCGGTAAGACGGTCACGACGCGCAGCCGCAAGGGCACCGCCTACAAGCGGCGTCTCGGCCCGACGTTCGGCGCACCCCGGCGCAGCGGCCACGTGGCCCACCCCGCCGCGAAGGTCAGCGTCTCCCGCATCGCGTCCCTGTGGGTGCAGACGGCCTATCGCACCATCCACGAAGCCATCGAGAAGGTCTGACATGGCCCGCAACCCCATCGAGATCCCCATCGCCTCGGAGACTCGCGCCTTCAAGCAGGGCGTCGAGTCGGGCATCATCGACCCCCTCGAAGATGCCGAGAAGGCGCTGGAGGAGCTGGGCCGCTCCCGTGGCCCCGAGCAGCTCGAACGCGACATGAAGGACGCGCAGCGGCAGACGGAGAAGCTCGCCGACGAGACGAAGGACACCGCGCGCACCATCGAGCGGGAGTTCCGCGACGGCTACCGGTCGGCTAAGAGGTCCGCCGACGACGGCCTCGACGGCATGAACGACAAGGCCCGTGAGGTCGGCGACGAGCTGAAACAGAACCTCGGTGAGACGTTCTCCTCGTTCCGTGGCGACCTCGAAGACCTCCCGCAGATCGCGCAGGACACCCTCGGTGGGCTCGCCGGGTCCGGTGCCCTCGGCGGCATCCCCGGACTCGTGGCGACCGCAGCGGGCGCGGCCGGTATCGGTCTCCTGATCGGCGCGTTCGAGCGTCTCGGCGACGAGCAGGAGCTGAACGAGCAGAAGATTGCCGACTGGGCGTCGGTCTACATCGACTCGTTCGGTGGCGTCGTCTCGGCCGCGCAGGTCACCGGCAGCGTGATCGCGATGAGCACCGACCCCGAGCGGTACAAGGTCGCCGCGCAGAACGCGAAGGACTGGGGGGTAGACGAGGGAACCGCCCTCCGCGCGATGGCCGGCGACAGTGCCGCCCTCGCCGCCGTCCGGGAGACGCTGAACACCCGTCAGGAGGAGGCCAACCGTCTCCTCGCCGAGCAGGAGACGCAGGTCGACTCCAACGCCGGGAAGGCGTACGACCTCGCCGATGCCGTCGAGCGCGGCGCAGCCGCCTACGAGGCACTCACCGGGGAGATGTCGGCGGGCCAGGAGCGCGCACGGGCAGTCTCCGACGCGCTGCGCGGCGTCGTCCGCGATGCGGGCGAGGCGTCCCTGGAGGTCGATGAGCTGGGGAACGAGCTGTACACCCTGCCCGACAACACACAGATCCTCATCGACGCGAAGACGGGCCAGGCAACGCAGAACATCCAGGGTTTCAAGGGCGATCTCGACGGCATCCCTGAGACGGTCAACACCCGCGTCAAGGTCGATGTCGACTCGTCCGCGTGGGACAACTGGTCCCCGAAGATGAAGCGCGCACTCATCTCCTACACCGCCATCGCCGCCGACAAGAGGCAGTTGCTCCCATGAGTGTCACCATCACCGCGCAGGACGGCACCGGAGACTCGTTCTCCCCGGCCGTGGTCACCGGCTACGCCCGCCCCTCGGAGTCGGGCAACGTCGTGCACGAGCTGATCGACGGATCGATCGCAGTAACCCTCGTCGGCGACCGCCCCGCCGCGGGCACGGTCGGCATGGCGTTCGGATCGGACATCGACGCCGAGGCGGCACGCGAGATGCTGCGCCGGCCGACGACGTTCGCGCTGCTCGATGAGGAGCGGCCCGCGCTGAACATGACGTTCATCCGGTACGGGCAGCTCGGCGTCGCCATCCATGACGCCGTGCGGCACGTGTGGACGTTCGATGTCGGGTATCAGGAGATCCTGACGTGAGCACGCCCGTCCTGACTCCTGACGCGAGCGTGCTCCTCGACGGGGCGCAGCTCACCCCGGCGCGGGGGAGCACCCTCACCCTCGACCGTGGGGCGGTGCCGTACGCCTCCGCATCCGTCGTGCTCCCGCTCCTGCCTGCCGACATCCTCGGCTCGCTCGATCCCCGCAGCGGCGTCCGGTGCCCGCTGACGTTCGGCGGGCGCGCGTTCGATCTCGGCCTCCGGCAGCGCACCGTCGACCACCGAGCGAAGACCGTCACCCTCACCCTCGCGAGCGACGAGGCGATCCTCATCAAGTACAAGCCGCTCACCGAGGACGCCACCCCCTTCACCCTCGCGCACAGCATCCGGGCCATCGTGCAGCACGTGCTCGCGCAGGCCGTCCCCGATGCCGTTCTCGCACCCGGTCCCGACGCCGACGTGACGCCACGGTGGCCGGCGACCAACCTGCTCCGTAACCCTGCCCTCGCGGGGAACGTGAACAACTGGACCGCGGGCGGCGGATGCACGATCTCCTACGTCGCGCAGGGCAGCAGTGGCTACGTGCGCGCGGCGATGACCGGCGCCAACGGGGCCGTATTCATGGTCGACACGACGAAGTACGACCTCAACGCGAGCCCCGAGGCCACCTACAACGCCTCCGTGAAGGCCCGGTGTGAGGTGCCCTACCGGGCCGGTGAGACGGCCCGCCTCGTCCTCCGGTTCCTGGACAACAACAACGCTCCGATCAACAGCGTCTTCGGTCCGCCCGTGCAGATGCAGTCTGGCGAATATCGCACCCTCACCGTCAGCGCCCGCGCCCCCGCGAACGCCGCGAAGGTCGCCCCCTACATCAGCATCAACGGCTCGACCTTGGGCCGCGTGATCGTCCTCGACGCTGGCCTGCTCTATGAGGGTGACCCGCGCTTCCCGGTGGAGCCCTTCACGGGCGGGGATCTCGGCGACGACGAGTACACCTACGCATTCGAGGGCGATCCCGACGACTCTCCCAGCGTGCGCACACCGGTCGGCGACCCCGGCGACCCGTATGCGTTCGTGTGGGATGCGGGGGAGTCCGGTTGGGACTTCCTGCTCCCGCTCGTGACGAGCGTCGGCATGGTGCTGTGGTGCGACGAGGCGCGGCTATGGCACCTGGACCTCCCCGAGGCGCGCAGCATCCCCGATCAGATCAACGTCGCCGCCTCCACCGCCTCCGAGGGTGAGGACACTCTCACCGCCGACGATGAGAACGTGTGGGTGACGGGCATCATCGTCATGTTCAAGTGGACCCGTAACGGCACCTCGTACGAGAGGGCCGATGTCGCCGGCACGCCGGGGAGCGTCCGGACGGTGGAGCTGAACCGGCCGTACGTGCCGGGGATCGCGCAGGCCATGCTGTTCCGTCTCGTGGGCACCGGGCGCACTCAGAGCGTCCGCGTCCTGGCCCGCTCCACGGCGACACCGGGGATGGTGGCGCAGATCAGCCTCCCCGGCGCACCCGACACCCTCGGGCAGGTCGCGGCCGTCCGGTGGGATCTCGCAGAGATGCTCATGGATCTCGAAACGACCGGGCTTATCGACATCGCCCCCGGTGACTGGCTGGACATGAACGGCACCACCGATTGGGCGGATGTCGACCCGGATCTCGATTGGGAGGACGCCTGACATGGCGAACATCGGAGACGAAGCACAGGCCGCGGGCATGGATCTCGTGCCCGCCACCAGCCCCGAGCCCGGTGGGCCGGGGAAGGTGCAGCAGGGCAACGTGCAGATGAACAAGACGCGCGACTACATCGCGCAGTTCTTCCAGGCCGCGAAGGCCTACGTCGACTCGGCGCTCTCGACGGTCTCGGTGCCGTGGTCGCGGGTGACCGGCAGGCCGACGATCACCACCGCCGCGACCGCCAACACCGTCGTGCAGCGCGACGGCTCGGGCGGCATCGTCGGGCGCACGTTCTGGTCGGAGACGCAGGGCACCGGGGCCGGCCACCTGACCCGCAAGGACTACGTCGACTCCGTCGCGGGCGGCGTGAAGCCCGGACAGGATGTCACGTTCGGGCAGGTCTACCTCCCCTCCAGCTATGCCGCATCCAGCGGCTACACCGTCGCCTACATCAACGCAGACGGCCGGATCGCGCGGGGTGCCTCGTCGGAGCGCTACAAGAAGCACATCTCCGCGGTCGACCCCGACGACCTCGGCGACATCTGGCCCGTGTTCCATCGGTTCCAGATGCGCGCTGACGGCAACGTGCCCGACGACCACACGTGGCGTTACGGATACATCGCCGAGCAGCTCGCCGAGCACCCCGATCAGGCCGCGTTCGCCGTCGTCATCGACGGGCAGGTGGAGTCCATCGACTTCATCGGGCTCCTGCTCTCGCAGGTCGCGCAGCTGCACAAGCGCGTGGCCGACCTCGAAGGGGGCCAGGCATGAGCGCCCGCGTGCTGGCCTACTACGACGACCGCTACGTCACCGGGCAGTACGGGGAACCTCGCCCCAACGGCCGCATTCACGAGGGCACCGACCTCTCCCACAGCACCCGCCCGGGCACCGCACCTGTCGTCGCGCTCCTCGACGGGCGCGTGACGGCCGTGTGGCGCCCGAGCAGCGGGCACGGCTACGGCCACCGCATCGACACTGAGACGCAGTGGGGACAGGTGTCCTACGCCCACTTGCACGCCGCGTCGCCGTACCGAGTCGGCTCCACCATCGCGCAGGGCGCAACGGTGGGCCTGGAGGGCACGAGCGGCTGGACCTCGGGACCGTGCTGTCACGTCGAGCATGCCGTGAACGGCCGCAAACGGGACGCCCGCCCGCTCATCCGCGACGTGCGCACCTACCTCACCGCCGCAGCTCTCGCCAACAGCGGCACCTCAACCCCCATCGTCGTACCCACCACCACACAGCAGGAGGAACCCGTGAACTACATCCGTATCAAGGGCAAGGTCGGCGCGCGGCGCGGCGGCACGTTCGCCGTCTTCTCGGACGGGAAGGGCGGCTATGACGCCGTATTCGTCGGCGGCGGTGGACCGTCCAACCTCGGCACCGTGTCGGAGGAGGCGCAGATCGAGGCGCTACAGAAGAAAATCCGCGGGCTCGCATGAGCGCAGTCGGGGAGCCGAGCGAGCTCACGTACATCCGCGAGGACATCGCGGAGCTTCGCGAGGACATCCGCGAGCTGCGCCGTACGGTCACCGACTCCCACGACAACAAGGTCAGCCACCGCGAATGGGCGCAACGCAACGATCACGTCAACGGCCGCTTGCAGGGGCTCGGCCGGGAGATCGGGGATCTCCGCGCCGAGTTGCGCGCGAAGTCCGCGCCGTGGTGGTCGGTGTGCGCCGTGATCGTCGCCGGCCTCTCGTTCGCATGGTCCGTCATCAAGCCCTTCTGAAAGGAACCCTCATGGACAACAACCTCACGCCCAACGTCGTCGTCGCGAACCCGACCGTTCGCCGGGTCGCGCAGGTCGCCATCGGCGCGGCCGATGTCGCCCTCGGCGCGGCGCTCGTGTTCGACGGCGCGACACCGGCCGTCGACTGGTCGACCTGGACCGGTCCCACAGCGGCCGTGCTCATCTTCCTCTCCGGTGTCTTCGGCCTCGCCGTCGTGACCCCGAACATCCCGAAGGGCTCCGCGAATGGCTGACTTCCCCGACATCCCGGCCGGGATGGCTATCCCGCTCGTGGACGCCGGGAGCAAACTGTTCCCGCCGCCCACGATGGACGCGCTCGCGCGCCTGTTCAAGGTGCCCGTTGACGAGCTGGCCGACATCATCGCCGAGCAGGGCACCGACCTCGGCGAGGTGCTGGAGACGCTACAGACGCGCCTCTCGGAACAGGAGCTTTCACGCACGATTGCGGGTGTCGTGGCTCAGGAGGCACCAGCCGTCGTGGCTCCTGCCGTGGACGCCGCCACGTCGCTCGACAAGCTTCGCGGCTTCTACCGAGCGAACGCGAGTGCACTTCGCCGCACTCGCGCCAACCTGGCGCGTGCGGCGGCTGGGCAGGGGTGGTGTCGTCTGGCATTCCTCGGCGACTCGACCGTCGCGGGTTTCGGGGCGACGCCCGTAACGTCCTGGCCGGTGCAACTGCGAGACGCTCTCAACGCCATCGGGTTCCCTGCAAACGGCACCGGATTCGACCCCATGAACAAGCAGTTGGCTGACGCCCGGTGGACCCTCACCGACTGGTCGGCCTTCGCGGGCACGCAGTCGTCGGCGTACACCACGAGCACCACCACGCCCGCTGTCTTCGTGAGCGACAAGACCGGCACCCGCGTGGACGTGTACTACCTCAACACGGGCGGCGCCTTCTCTGTGACGATCGACGGTGGCACGCCTGAGACCGTGACGCCCACCACGGGGAACAGCGTGGGCGTCTACAGCAAGACCGGGCTGGCGAACACGACCCATACCGTCTCGCTAGCCAAGGCGGCCACGCTTAACCCACAGGTGCTCGGCATTGAGGTGTACAACACGTCGAGCCCCACTGGCGTCCGTATCGCCAACGTCGGGGTGTCGGGCAGCAAGAGCGCGGAGATCAATCAGACCGACTGGTTCAAGCACATTCGCTTCGTCCGGGATACATGGCAGGCGGACTGCATTTTCGTCCTATGCGAAACGAACGACGCCTTCGCGGGCATCGCTCCGGCGACATACAAAGCGAACATCCAGGCGATCATCACGGCGTGCAAGTCGGGGAACCACGATGTGGTTCTGTTGACGGCGTTTCCCGCCTCGTCGGTGCCGTCGTTCACCGCCTATACGCAGGCGCTCTACGAGCTTGCTCTGTCGAACAACGTTCCACTCATCGACCTCCTCGAACGGTTCGGGGATTGGAACACCGCGAACATCTACGGGCAGATGACGGACGCAGCACACCCGAACCGCATCGGCTACCGAGCGGGGGCGCAGGCGGTTGTGTCGTTGCTGACTAGCTAGTTGTAGTAGTCGGCGGTTACCTGATCGTCGCACTCCGGGCGTCCGCAGGAGCCGATCGGCTGGTGCGGGCAGTGGAGATCCATATCGTCGCGTGCGACCTGTACGGCCGCCCACGCGTTGATCCGGTCCCAGAGCTTCATGCGGCCGATTGTACGCAGTCGACTTCATTGCGGCACACTGAGGCCCATGAAACCGGAAGCGGCGATAAACAGTGCATGGGAGCTTCTCGCTACCGCGAAACATGGGCTCTCGGACATGCGGAGCAGCGACGGGTCTCGGCGGTTGGCTGGCTACCGGAGCGCTGTGGTGTTCGGTAGAGCGGTGACCAATGCCTTGGAGAACATGAGGAGCGATGTACCCGACTTCAATTCGTGGTACGAGCCGCGGACCGCTGCACTTGGTGAAGACCCGCGCTTCCGACGCCTATATAAGGTGCGAACCGAGATACTGCATAAAGCGCAGGTGAGTCCGACCGCCTCGCTCTACATCGAGCATCTCAACTTCGCCGATTTGGCTAGGCTGCAGACCAATCCGCCGCCGGGAGCCACCGGATTCTTCATGGGTGACTCCAGCGGCGGATCGGGGTGGACGGTCGACCTCGGTGACGGGAGAACCGAACGCTATTACGTCGAGCTGCCTCGGGACATGCGCGTGGACATTCGGATGGAGGTCGCGGATGGTGAAGCAGTCGACGTTGTGAGCGCTTACCTGGATGCGCTAGAGCAATTCATTCGGGACGCGTACCGCCAGTTTGTCTGCACCGCCTGATCCCAGCACATCACCACACTATGCTCGCGCCATGACCGAAGCGACCAATGGCCAGAAGACCATCGCCCACACCCTCCTGAACCTCCAGACCGCCTACAGCAGCACCTTCGGCAGCGACGTGCCGGACGACGAAAAGAACGCGCAGCTCAACGACATCGCCGGAAAGTATGCCGACGCACTGGTTCAGTTCCTCAGCACCCCCAACGGTGGGACTCACGTCCTGTCCTAACCGTGAGACCTGACAGGCCCTCGCTTGCTCAGATTGTTCCTGTCACGTAGCCCCCTGCCACGAGATGGCAGGGGCTACGCTCATGCGCATGGACGCTCAACTCCTCGGACTCGTCGTTGGCTGGCTGATCGGTGCAGCTCTCACCCTGGCGGCGCTGTACTACGTCGTGCGGGCCGCGATCCTCTCCGCGCTCCGTGAGCACACCATGAGCAGCACGACGGCCGTGTCGGTGACCTCGGCGGTGCCGTTGCGGATCTCAGGCGGCGAGACGGTCGCGGCGGGGGATGACGGTCGCGGCGGCGAGGCGTCGGCGGCTGGCAGCGTCCAGGTGTAGGTAGCGCTGCGTCGTCGCGAGCGAGGCGTGCCCGAGCATCTCCTGCACGCCGCGCAGGTCGCCGGTGGCGTTGTAGGCGGCGGTCGCCCCGGCGTGGCGCAGGCTGTGCGGATTCCAGCCGGTCACCCTCGTGATGATCTTGTTGACGCTCATGGGGTGCATGTGCTCGCGGGTGAGGCCGGGGAAGTAGTAGCCGCGTCCCTGCGCAAGCTCCAGTCGGCGCAGCGCGAGCAGGAGCGGCTCGTTCGCGCACACCATCCGTTCCTTGTCGCCCTTCCCGAGGATGCGCAGCATGTCCCCGGCGCGGTCGTCGGTGTGCAGCCGGGTCACTTCGGTCAGGCGTAGGCAGGCGTACCGGGCGAGGAGGATCATCGCCCGGTGCTGGGGGTTGGCGCGCTCGATGGCGCGCTGTATCTCGTCGTCGGGCGCGATCCTCGGGACGCGGACGGGCACGCGGATGGTGCGGATCTCTCCGGTTGGATCATCGGCCCGCATCCCGCGCTTGTGCGCCCATCCGAAGAAGACACGCCAGCTCGCGAGCTGAGACTTCCGCGTCTCGGGTGAGAGTTCGCGACGCGCGGCGAGCACCTCGTGCAGATCGTCCGCAGTCACCGTCATCAGATCGAACCGGGACGCGAGATCGCGGATGTGTCGCATCCGTAGGCCGATGGTCGAGTCCTGCCGATCCGACGCCAT